ATCTCTAAACTTATAATTAACAACAACTGAAGAAAGAAAGAAAAAATATATGGCAACCTTACAAAGCGTAGGTGTACAAGTTACAGAAACCGACTTGACACCCGTAACACAACCGGTATCGGCGTCAACTGGAGCATATGTTGGACACTTTAATTGGGGTCCGGCACTTGAACTAGTAAATGTCGTTTCTGAAACAGTGCTAGGAAAAATCTTTGGCACTCCAAGTAAAAAAGATGACATGACCAGCGGGTCATTCTTAACAGCAGAAAGCTTTTTAAAATATGGCAATTCATTAAAGGTACTTCGTACACTTGATACTGCTACAGCAAGAAATGCTAAAGGAGAAGTTTATCTTTATGGCACATCAGAAGAGACACTCTGCATACCAAATAAAACAGAATTTGATATTAAGAGTTCTACTCTTTTAACATCGCCATTCTATGCTAGATATGCTGGTTCATTAGGCAATTCATTAAGCCTACAAGTATTTCATGCAAATAATGTGGGTACCACGGCTACAGAATCTAAAAAATTCTTTTCTACAACTGCTAGTACAACTCTATGGGCGTCTGAAGTTTCAGAAACTCCTATTACTAACGACGAAGTTCATATCGTAATTTATGACGAACTTGGTCTTATAACTGGATCAAAAGGTACAGTATTAGAGACGTGGGAGGGACTATCATTAGCTCCTAATGCGCGGGCAAGTTCTGGAATTAACAACTATTGGATGGACGTAATCAATACTGGCTCATCGTATGTGTATGTTGGCAACGCGACTGACGTCGCAACAGTATCAAATAATACATACACGCTCATTGGAAACGGCGCTATTACATTTAGTGCTGGTGCTAATGGCGACCAAGACTTTAATAATGTCACAAATACTTTGACGATATTAGAAGACACTGACAACATAGACGTAAATTTAATATTTGCAGAAGCATTTGAAGATGACACTGAAGCTGAAGTTAATGACGCACTTATTGCCATAGCAGAACAACGTAAAGATTCTATGGTGTTTTTATCTGCTCCATTAGGTCTCTATAGATTGCCTTCAGATTTGGCTAAACTTAATGCATTACAAACTTGGCGCAACAATGGCGTTGCAAATAGTGCTAATACCGTATTAAGCTACACTGTATTTGATAGCACCCCAGTCTATGTGTATAATAAGTATGCGGATCGTTATGAATGGATTCCTGCTTGTGGTCACATGGCCGGACTCTGTGCATACACAGATGAAATTGCTGATCCATGGTTCTCACCAGCTGGATTTAACCGCGGTCAATTACGCGGCGTAACTAAGTTGGCATACAACCCTAAATCGGCTGACCGCGATGATTTGTACAACTCAAACATCAATCCAATCGTAAACGTTCCTGGCCAAGGCATTATTCTCTATGGAGACAAGACTGGGCAAAAGCGTCCTACCGCGTTTGATCGCATTAACGTCCGTCGTTTGTTTATTACAATACAGCGTGTTATTGCCAACGCGGCTAAGTATCAATTATTTGAATTGAACGATGAGTTTACACGAAATGCGTTTATCAACATAGTTGATCCATACTTACGAGATGTTCAAGGTCGTCGTGGTGTTACTGAATACAAAGTAGTGTGTGACGAAACTAATAACACACCACAAGTAATCGATAGCAATAGATTCGTAGCTGACATCTATATCAAACCAGCACGTTCAATTAACTTTATTTCTCTTAATTTTATTGCAACTCGTACTGGCGTATCATTTACCGAAATTGGTGCATAATTTTTATAAATAATAATACAGAAAAAATACAATGAGTAATTTATCACAATTTAAAAATCAATTTTTAGGTGGAGCTCGTCCTAATCTATTTGAAGCTGAAATTTATTTTCCAGCTGGTGTTACCAGTGCCTCGCTTGCATCCTTAAAATCAAAGTTTTTGATTAAAGGTGCATCGCTTCCAGGCAGCGTAATTGCGCCAATTGAAGTGCCATATCGCGGCCGTAAGTTAAAAGTTGCTGGCGATCGTACATTCGAACCTTGGACAATTACAGTAATTAATGATGTAAACATGGAAATTCGCAACGCATTTGAAAGTTGGATGAATTTGATTAATCGTCATACTTCAAATACTACAGGATTAACCCAGTTAAACTATTATAGCGACATGCACATCAAGCAATTAAGTCGCGAAAGTGCAACTGCAACTAAAAAATATACATTCGTTGGAGCATTTCCAACGAATATCAGCACAATTGAAGTTAACTATGATACTAATGATGCAGTAGAGGAATTTACTGTTGAGTTAAATTATCAGTATTGGACTTCTAATAGTACTGTTGGATAAGTATATTTTTGAGTTATAAATATATATTATGAAGCTATTTGGCTATGAAATATCCAAGGTAATCAATAAAAAGGATACCTCTGACTTTAATAAGGTACCGTCATTTTCTGCTCCGGTGGAAAATGACGGTACTTCTGTCGTAACGTCTTCAGCTACTGCTGGCTATTATGGACAGGTACTCGACGTTGATGGCGCCGCATTAACAAACGAAAAAGATTTGATTTTAAAATGTCGTGCTGCAGCAACCCAGCCCGAGTGCGACTCTGCAATATCCGACATTATAAATGCAACGATCGTTTCTGACTCTGATGGCAGCCCGGTTAATCTTGTGCTTGATAATCTAGAGCAACCAGAGAGCATTAAGAAAAAGATACACGAAGAGTTTGATACAATAACAAAGTTGTTGTCATTTAACTATAATGGTCAGGACATTTTTAGAAAGTGGTATATCGACGGCAAGTTGTATTATCACATGATGATTGATCCTAAAAAGCCAAAAGAAGGCATAAAGGAGTTGAGAGCGATTGACCCGCTAAAGATTAAAAAGGTCAAAGAAATAACAAACAAGGTAGACAAGATTACTGGAGTAAAAACTTCAGAAGTCACGTCTGAATATTTCTTATATTCAGATGACTTTGGCAACAACAGTGGCTTTAAGATTGATCCAAACAGCATAGTCTATGCTCCTTCTGGGATGCTTGACGAAAGTAACAAATTTGCAGTTTCTTATCTGCATAAGAGCGTAAAGCTTGTAAACCAGTTGCGCATGATGGAAGATGCTCTCGTGATTTATCGTATATCTCGCGCACCAGAACGCCGTATATTCTATATTGATATTGGTAACTTGCCAAAGGGCAAGGCTGAAGAGTATGTTCAAGGTATTATGGCGAAATATCGCAACAAGCTTGTCTATGACGCAAATACTGGCGAGATACGTGATGACCGCAAGAGCATGAGTATGCTTGAAGATTTTTGGTTGCCTCGTCGTGAAGGTGGCCGCGGTACAGAAATTACCACACTTCCAGGCGGAGACAATCTCAGCCAAATTGAAGACGTACTCTTTTTCCAAAAGAAGCTCTATCGTTCGCTTAACGTGCCAGTCAACCGACTTGAAAGTGAGACAGGCTTTAATATTGGTCGTGCAAGTGAAATATCTCGTGAAGAGGTCAAGTTTCAAAAGTTCATCAACAGGTTACGTAAAAAGTTTTCGATGCTCTTCGTCGAGGCGTTGCGTGTGCAGCTGCTTCTAAAAGGAGTCTGTACACAGGATGACTGGGAAGTTATACGCGAAGGCATTTCAGTTGACTATATTGAAGACAACTATTTCTCTGAGCTCAAAGACTTTGAGATTATGCGCGAACGTATAAACATGCTTGATACAATAAGTTCACATATTGGCAAGTATTACAGCGACAAGTGGGTACGCAGCAACGTACTCAACCAGTCCGAAGCAGACATTGCGCGTATGAACACTGAAATTGCTGAAGAAAAACCAGCTGAAGAAGCGTCTCCAGAGTCAGAAGATGGCACTGTGAATGACATGCAGTTTACAAACAACGAAAGCGATTCGCATATAGATAATAATCATAGAGAAGAAATTCATGAAGCTCAATTAAAAATGATTGAGAGCATGACTAAAATTCTAGAAGAATAACGACATGTCAGATCTTAGTGATGTTAATGCTATATTACCAGTTGCTCTATATAAAAAACTCCAAAAACAACTAGAACCAATAGTAGAAAAGGTCGAGGCTCTTGAGTACGCAACTCAGACAATCGAGTCTACTCCTGGTCCACAAGGAGAAAGAGGACAGAATGGTGAACGTGGACCTCAGGGCTTAAGAGGCGAGATTGGACCTCAAGGTTTTCGCGGTGAAAAAGGCGATCGCGGTGAGACAGGACCTCAAGGCGAGGCAGGCATTCAAGGTGAAAGAGGAGAGCGTGGTGAGACGGGACTTCAAGGCGAGGTAGGACCACAAGGATTAAGAGGCGAAACGGGTCCACAGGGTTTAAGTGGTGAGACTGGGCCACAAGGAGAAAAGGGAGAGCGGGGCGAGGCAGGCATTCAAGGTGAAAGAGGAGAGCGTGGTGAGACGGGACTTCAAGGCGAGGTAGGACCACAAGGATTGCAAGGAGAAAAGGGGGATCGTGGCGAGGCAGGATTGCAAGGAGAAAAGGGGGATCGTGGCGAGGCAGGATTGCAGGGGATTCAAGGCGAGATTGGACCGCAAGGAGAACGAGGCGAAAACGGGGATCGTGGCGAAGTCGGTCCTCAAGGTGAGACTGGGCCACAAGGAGAAAAGGGAGAGCGGGGCGAGGCAGGCATTCAAGGTGAAAGAGGAGAGCGTGGTGAGACGGGACTTCAAGGCGAGGTAGGACCA